ATTTTTAACATTTCCGTATACTTGTTGCGATGGGTTGTTTTTAATTGCATCTATTTTTGCTTGAATGGCAGACGCATCACCAGAAGCTTGTGCTGTTTTTTGATCATAGCCACGAGCTTGCAAACCTTGTGTACGTTTAGTCTGATCTCTAAATGCACCAATACCAGAATCTTTGTATTCCTGAGCGCGGTTAAAATCACCAGCCTCTTTGTCATACACCTCTTGCGCACGAGAAACCAAGCTGCCGATGCCAGTTTTCTTAGCTGCATCTAAAGCCGCTTTAGCCTTTTCCATCTCAGACTTCTGCTTACCCAAACCTGTATCGTAGGCTTTTGTTAATGCAGATAGATCATCACCCTTAACATCACCAGATGCTTCTGTGTATCCAGCTTTGAATACAGATGTGTCAAAGTTGCGTAAAGCTTGGCGCTCTTTTATTTCAGCATCAAGTTCTTTTACACGATTGGTGTACTCATTCGTTGATTCTTTAAACGCATTGTTTTGATCTGTTTGAATTCCTTTTAATTCACTTGAACGACCTGATTGCCATTCTTTAAGCTCACGTTGCATACGAGCTTTTGCTTCTTTGTCTTTTTCACCAGCAATATCTTTTTGCTTTTGCTTTAACTCGTTTTGTGTTTCTTTGTTGAAACCGTTAATTCTGTCTGTGTATTCTTTCTTTAACTCAGCTGTACGTTTGTCAGACTCAGCCTTTGCTCTAGCTTTGTCAGCAGCACGTTCTTTTGCAAACGCAGCATATTCTTTAGCCGCATTCTCTTCGTTAATTTGTGCTTCTGATTTAGGAGCGGGTGCTGCTTTACCACCCTTCTTTAGCGCAACAATCCCGCCGCTAGCAAGTTTCTGCTCACCAGTGTAAGGATCTACGTTCTGATATCCATCAGGCTGGAATACGTTCTGTGAAATAGGATTGTTCTTAGGTACAGCATATCCATAAGGCTTGAGATTAGCCATAGGATAGTTAGTGTTTGCGCCAACAGTATTCTGTTGGGACATGTTCTCTACTGGCAAATTAGCCAAGCCGCCATCTGCAAAGTACAGGCGCTCGGACGAACCACCAGGCGCACGAGCAGACGGGTTGTAGACAGGCGTACCACCTAACTGCATCTGGCTAGCTGCTTGTGCTTCTTTCTTCTTGCGCTCTTCTTCCATAAGGAATGGAGCCATAGCCGCTAAGTAATTTGTTTTGTTATCTTTGATGAAGTCAGGATTCATTAGCTTGGCAAAATCCATACCGCCAAACATACCTTTAGATTTGGCTGCTTGTTCTATAGCTGCACTAGGAGTTGCTTGTGCTGCTTGTTGAGCAAATGCGCGTTGCTGGGCTATTTGGTTTAAATCTAATGGAGCTGGAGTGCTAGTGGGAACTGCTCCGCCAAATGCCGGAGCAACAGGAGCTGCAGATGGAGCAGCAACTGGAGCTATGTTTTGCATTCCAAAAGGTGTCATTGTTTGTGATGCGCCAGTAGCTGCGGCAGCAGGGGCAGCAGCGGCAGCGGCAGCAGCCGGAGATCCAGCTAAACCTGCGCTTGTTAAAGCTTGTCCTGCACCCACGGCTGCGGGCACGGCTGAACCAGCGGCACCAGCAGCACCGGCAGCAGCAGCTCCAGCACCTATACCAGCACCCAGTCCAGCACCACCATACGCTCCTAAACCAGCTAACAAACCATTCTTCAAACTTCCTGTAGCAACAGCAGTAGCTCCACCTACCATCATTGCAGCCATAGGAGCGCCGACACCAGTAGCTGTCAAAGCTGCTCCAGCAATCATTGGAAGAATAGATGATAAGAACCCTGCCTCTGGCAATCCAGTCTGAGGGTTAGTAGTCAACGAACCACCGTGTGCCATAGCCAAGGACTGTAATCCGTTGACCTCACCTGGGGTCATGTGTACGAGTACCTTGTCCTCGCCTCTGCCAGCAGTTTGAAGATGGTTAGCTAGTGTGTGCAGGCTCATGTTAAGACACCTTTATCTTTAATGCAGTTGTTGCAACGTCATAATAGACATCGCCTATTCGTAATTTACCAGCCGCTTCATCTACGCTAGTAGCAAAGCTGACCACAGTATTTCCAGTGGTTGGATCCGTCGCGCTAAAATTTAACGCCGCTATAACAGTATTGCCAGTTCTTTGTGCCGACCCAGCACTTATACCTGGTGTATCCAACTGCGCAAAGTACAGGCGCAAAACATTGTTCAATTGGTCTTGATAAGCTCGGCTATATTCTACCGGAGCTATTGGCAAAGCTGGCGATTTTGTGGTACCGGTACTCATCGACGTCCATCCGGTCTGATGTCAATTCTTGGCGCGCCTAATTGCCACTGACATCCCAACTGATCTGAGCTGATCTTAAAGGCCATTTGGCGACCGCGCAGTCTTGTATACACAATCTGAGTAAACTCCTGCACGTTGTAGTTTTTCACCGTGTTGTAGGACTGTGCTGACTGTACTGTCGGCGTATCTGCCGTGCCATAAGGAGCGCCAGGATTCTGTCGTGGACGCAGGCTAAATGTTACCTGCGGTTTATCAGGAGATGATGTAGTTGATCCGTCAAACGTAATGTCAGGAATCATTCTCCAGACAAAGCCAAAGTTGTGACCGTCACCAATATCAAAGTCAGATGACTGGATAAATGAAGTAATAGGTAATATTGTGCCGTTTACCTCGACGTTATTAGTACCGCTCTCGTGGTACACAATTGTCTGGCTGTAGGTTGCGCCCATAGGAAACTCGCGCAGCGGGCTGTCTGACCAAGCAGTTCTTCCTAGATTTCCGTAGTACCAAACTTGATCCAGATAGTTGTATATGACATAACGGTCAATAACATCTGAATTAGCCGAGCAGTAATACCACCAGACCTCACTAAATCCTTCGTTCGTGCCAGCAAAAAACTGATAGCTCTGCTGCAAATTGATATTGCCAAACACGTATTGTCGGAGTGAACATGGAAGAGTTTCCACTCGACCGGTGTACACGTAGAACTTATCCACACCCATCCAATAAGTCAGGTTGTTAGCAGTTGCTACCGCGTTCGGGCCGACAATAGATATATTGTCAGACAGGATGTTAAATCCCCAGACAAATGGTGGGCCAAGATACTGCATAGAAAACAGCGCAGCATCTGTGAATACCAGTATTTCCTGACGAGTTTGCTGGGCGGTAATGATGGTAGATCCGCTAGACAAACGGAAGCTACCGGCCTGATTAGTAATAGCTGGAGTCCATGTTTGGTAGTCTTCTTGCGCAGACCAACGGATTAACAGTGGGTCTTGAATAGTTTCGTTGTAATCATTAACGCCAAACGTAAGTACAAACCGCGACGCATCTGACACCATTACAAAGTTACAAACAGAAGGACAACTAGCATCTGTATCGTATACACCAGAGCTATTAGGTGATAGTAGTTTTGCCCTGTCAGCGAACTGTAAGTTGCCCGATCCGCTGTAGTCTGGCACCCATAAATATAGCGCCCCGCCGCGAGGATTGATAATCAGGTACTCACCGTAGTTAGTCTCTGACCACAGACGAGGTTGTTCTGCAATACCATACGCAGAAGACTGACCCCAGCTCGTAAACGTAGCAGCGTTGTACACAGCCGTATTTGCAGGAAATGCTGTAGCGATAGTCCCACTAGCACCACGACTTGCGCCGGTAAAGGATGTGGAAGTATTTCCAGTGTACGTAGTTAACTCGCTCGTACCAAGCATCAATGTGCCGGTAGCATTGGCAAACCCAGTAGTGGATGTGACAGAGATTGTCGTATTACTTGTATCTAAGGCAAGACTTAATTTAGTCTGAGCTGTGCCGTAGACAAATCCGCCCCACAGACCTGCGCCCCAGCCAGTTAAGTAACCAAACGTAGCCAAGCCGACGTTAATCTGATATGCAGCCGTTACCGTTCCGCCGCCAGTAGAAGATGCGTTAGCCGCAGTGGCAGCAGTAATTTGGTACGAGTTAGTGTCAACATTGAACATTTCGTATTCATTGTTGAGATCTAATCCTGCTACAGCATTAGCTCCAGAAAATGTAACGTAGTCACCGTTAATGCCGCCGTGACCAGCATCAGTAACAGTTACTACAGCAGAGCCACTTATGGTGGTAAAGGGGTCGGTTAGTACCGCTGTTTCGCGGATAGGCGTGATGTCGTTATAAACACCACCGCTCTCAACATAATATTTGACGTTCGTGCCTACGCCTAGCAGGTTGTACCCGCGCAGAGTTACATAGTTCCAAAGAGAACGAGCTACACCAAGATATGTATTGCTGGATATAGGAGTCCATCCGCCAATCTTTTGTGGATAGCCTGAACGAAACCTAATCTTATCGCACTCAAACCAACCACCTTCGTTAGCAAGCGTGGTTCCTTCTCTGTTAACGCCTGGTCTGAGTTGCAGTTTCTGTAATGGCATTTTTATCCACCTGACTTGTAAGGGCGTGTACCCTGCTTGTCGATAATCAGCGCCATCTTCCTTGGTTTAGCATCTTTCGTATTTACGATGCTTACATGCGTCCAGCCCCCACCGCGTACCGGGTCTGAGAATTCGCGAATCACCTGATCGTATGGCAATGCTGACGCTATGATACGCTTAACCACCTGCTCTGGCACCATACCAGCTACACGAATATCGGCGGCTGTACCGTGGCAATGTTGGCTAGTTTTTGACCCTTTAATTGCTGCGTTTACCTCGGGACTGCGGTACGCAGAGTTGATGCTAATTGGTTTGCCAAGCACAGCGCGAAGCGCTTCTAAAAAAGCTGCCAGCCGACGCAAGTTTAGCAAGTGGTCGTTTTCTGGAGTGTTGTCTAACCCGTGTCTTGCGGCATAGTCGCTGACAGTCAACTCCTCCAACGTAAAGTTGGGCGAGAGTTTCATTTCTTTAGTAGCTCCTTGGTCTTATCTTTACTGCTCTGGCTAGAACCAAAGAAAAAGTTCAGCACAGTTGCTACCACCGTACCAAGCAGGAAACCAAGAATAGTGTCTACAAACCGTACGTTTTTCTCAGGGATGTCAGCCACCGTAATCAAAATAATGTAACCCACCGCAAAGACTGACCAGAAAGCGGCAAGGATATACACGAACCGGCGCACCCACGGATCAGCATTGTCCATCGCTTTTTCCTGCATGTCCCGCGCATCCTGCGTGTTCTTGAGATCAATCTCTGCCATGAACTCCGCGTGCTTCATTGCCGCCATCTGAATGTCAGCCAGCTTGCTATCGTCTAATAAACCGTCAGCGTTGGGTTCTAGTTTGATACCCAGCTTCTCTTCGACTTGTTCTAAGCCTTTATCAAGAACAGAGTCAGCAACTTTCTGAAGTCCAGCACCGGCTAGTTGCGCCAGAATAGGGGCAAGTAATGGAATCATTATTTACTCTCCGCCACAACTTTATCGTCACCGCGCTTAACAGTAACTTTTCCATCCTCAACGTCTACCTGCATAGAAGGCTCTTTACGATCTAGCTTGTCCAGCTTGTCAATTAGCTGCTTCATGACCTCAAACTCAGGCTTGTCCTGCTTTGGCGTAGCTCCGGCGATGCTGTTTAACATCGAAATCAAAGCTGTAAGAGATGCACCGAGCAGCCCCATAACCGCAGCCATCTTGCTCTCTTCTAACCATAAACTAGCAAGGACACCAATTACTACAATAGTTACAATAGATGCAAGACCAAACTTGCCAATAGCCTTACCAGCTACCTCTTTTGCAGGGGAAGTTGCCTCCAGCTTGGCAAGCTCAACCTCTGCTTCTAGTTTTACTTTTTGCAGTTCAGCGTCCATCACTCACCTCAAGCGGCTTGTTGTGCTACCCAAGAGGTCGTAGCTTCATCCCACGAATACATACCATCTGTAGGCATATCCACCGGCGCTTTCCACTGGCAGGTATCTTCATTCAACACCCAGCTTGCAAATGGCTTAGGTGGAATAAACGCATCACGCTGCTCGTCAAAGGTATATCCCTGACCTGCGTAGTTCTTGCGCTTGTTACCGTTGTAGCTGGTCTGCACCCAACGACCGCCAAGAATGCGCTCGCAGAAAGCAGCGCCGATATATTCTTTCTCAACACCATTAGCGTCAGCGGTATCTTTGTTATCTACAACGATAACTTGTTCAACCACGTTGCCTGCACCAAGTTTAGCGAAATGCGCCATTACTCTTCTCCTAAATGTAATCCAGTCAAACTTTCATCTGACCCTATGTAACCTTTAACAAAGGTATTAAACGAAATACTGATGCGGGTTCCTTCTCCCTGCTTAGTTTGAACCATGTGCGTAAGATTAGACGGGAAGATAATTAAGTCCCCTGCACCTGTTTCATACCACCAACTTTCACTGTTCCATACATTCCACTTATCAGTCGGAAACTTTATACGTTCGTATCCGTCTTTGTAGAAATAAATTCTGTCTGTCTCTCTGTTCGCCTGCGGGTAAAACACACCAGAAATAATGCTGTTGGGATGAGCATGTTTGTGGTGATACTGACCTGGCTCTGTGTAGTTAGACCACGACTGCGTGATATATGGAGTGACGTTATTCTTAGGCTCAATGACTGTCTTAAAGTAGTCAATCATCGCGTCTTCTATAAACTCACGGATGTCTGTCATCTCTACACATTCAAGTAGCTTTCTATTCTCACTGGTCGTATTTCCTTCGTTAGGGTAACGAACCTGACCGATGATGAACTCCAACTCACGGGCGGTAAGATCACGACCGAGCTTGGCAAAACCTACTGCTGTGGGGAACAGGTTAGTAATGTTCATCCGTTCACCGCTAAATCATATTCACGCTGCGTACCCAACAATTTTTCTTTTTGCTCCTGAGTCCAGACTGTGTTGATGCTGTCCTCAAACGCTTTAATCTTGTCCATCGTCTCATGTACTTCTTCTATAGTCGGGCAAGGGCGTGGGTCTTCCCAAACACTAAAAAAGTTATTTGTTATTTCCCAACGAGCGCCCGGACGTAGCAGGTGCATAGCTGTATCAATACCGTAAAGCATGTAAGTTTTGGTTGTCATAGTGTCCTCACTTTGTGGTTTGCAAATTCTTTATGATATTTATTTCTTACCTCAATAGCCACAAGATCTGCCAATTCTATGTCTTCATACGCACCAAAATACTTAGCTTTACCATTAAATTTTACGTGTACACACCATTTGTTTACATGAGAATTCCAGTAAACATTTTTCTTTCCTGACTTAGTATTCAATTTACCAGAAACATTCATCAAGTTTTCTGACTGTGTGGATGCGCGTAAATTTTCAATACGATTATTTGTGCCATTTCCATCAATATGGTCTATACATTCTGGCAAGTACCCATGATGATAAAGAAAAACCATTCGGTGCATTAGTTCATTTTTACCATTTACGCACAATCCTAAATACCTTCCGCCCGAAGTTTTCCAACCAACAGAATCCCCAACTTTTACTCTGTTGGAAGTAGCAATTTTTCGCACAAAAGTTCCATCATCTTTGTACTCAAAAAGTTTTTTTAACTGTTCCCGCAACTCCTCCATCTTCACTCTCCTTATGAGTTTAATTTAAGAATAACTATGCCTGAGCCGCCTGTTGCTCCTGTTGCCGACCCACTTGATCCGCCACCTCCACCTCCTGTATTAATAGTTCCAACAACCCCCGATCCTGAGGCTGGCGGA